TTAAAAAACCTTTTTTCATATCACTTAAAGTAACACACTTTACTTCCTCACCAACAGTGTTTTGCCAGTCCTTATCAAGTTTATCTAGTTCCTCTTGGGACATTACTGGTATAACTTTTGTCATAAACTGGAATCGTAAAAATTCTAGTACATAAGGACTTAAGTCATATATAGCTGCTGTAGTATTTAATTCAAGAAATAATCTTTCCTTAAGTATTTTTGTATTTAATACAAAATCAGTTAGACCATCATTTAAGTACTTTACAAGTACTGGGTCACTATATCTAGTCTTATTAGTATCAGATAACACTATTCTTGCATTATCAATAATAGACTGAACTCTACTCATTGAATCTCCTTTATAAAATATAACTCAAATTATCTTTTAAAAAAGAGATTAGACAGTCAAATGACTGCCTAATATCTTAGTTTGTTAACTCGCCAGTAACTTTGTTGTACTCAACATATTCAACAACTATTCTGAACTCACCATCAGTAAGGTCAGCAATACCAGTTGTAACTGTTACATTAGAACCAGTACCTGAATTAGCTTTTGTTACTGTTCCACCTTTGAATACACCTGAACTTGTACCAACAGCAACTGCTGCTACAATATCAGTAGATCCAACTGAAATTTTTAATGTTTGAGTTCCACCCGTTGGTGCTTTTTCAACATAAATATAAGCATTAGTTACATCTACATTATCTGGAAGAGTAAATAATGTTACTACATCACCAGTTGCCAAAGTACCTGCAGTAGCTACACCATCAGCAGTAGTTAATACTGCTGGTTTGATGTTAGCTGCTGAGGCAGATCTTGAAACTTTTTTATTATGCTTTCCAGCATTTTTTAAATTAACTGCACTCACCTAGTTCTCCTTAAGAATGTTTTAAATCAACTGCAATAACACCATAATCAAGATCTAAGATCTTAGCTTGTTTATAGTCTTCTCCACCTTCAAGTGTAAGAACAGTTTTTTGAGCATTTGTCCAGAATTCAATAGCAGACTCAGATGTAATACCAAAGTCAGTTGATTCTTGGAATTTATAATCAGGCATTTTTCCAAATGCAGCTTGTAATGCACTTTGACCTAAGATTAAACCTCTTGACATAATGTTAGCTGCTGTGTCATAACTAAATGTGTCTTGACCTTCCCATGCAACTAATGGTGTTGTAGCATCTACTGTACCATCTGTTAAGTATTTTCTTAAACCAGCAATTTCAACTTCAGAATCTTCTAAGCCAAAGTTTCCTGCACCTTCAGTATAACCAAAGAAGTCAGATGCTTCAACAATAACAAATCTTCCAATTTTACCAATGATACTTGTAATTGCTCTGTTGTTGTTTCCTCTAACATCTGCATTAAATACAAGGTTTTGATAACCAGTTGAAGTTTTTAAACTTGTTGCCATATAACTGTCAACTAAGAATAAGAATAAATCCTCTCCACCTTCAGTTTTGAAAGGCTCTAATGGAGCTCTTCTTGAAGCAGCAGTAGTTGTAACAGCACCAGTTGATGATGATTTCTTAAATCCAAGACCAGTTTTAACTGCTTGTTCTAATTTTAGCATTGCTGAGTAATCAAAAGTTGTACCTAAGTCATAAATATGAGAAGGTTTTGCTTTTGCAACTGCACCTAATGAACCTTGAGCAGCATCAAATAACATTTGGTCTTTCCATCTGATAAATAAGTCAGCTAATTTTGTTCTTGAGTCTGAATGCTCATTAATTGTTAAGTCACCAATGTTTTTACCATCAAACTTATCACCATTATCTACTGGAATTCTGTATCTATCAACAGTAATTAATCCAGAGAATTTTCTTTTAATCTCACCTTTACCATATGCTGTATCTTTACCTTTAACAGCTTTACCAGTTAATTTACCAGAGTAGTCAAAAACAACTGTGTGTCCTGAACTTGCTTCTGAGTTATTTTCTTGGTAAACAATTGCTGTTGAATTAGAAGATGTATATGGTCCCCAAAATGATTTTGAGGCAGCTGGTTTGATTCCATCTCTAAGCCACTTTTTTCTTTCTAAGTCACTTCCTAATCTAACTTTTCCACTCATTTGTTATCCTTTTTAATATAAATCATTTTTGTATGCAGTTTTTAATGAAGGCTCAGCATCAAATTTACCTGGTTCTTTACCACCACTAACTCTATTTAGGTTTGGATTTTCCATTACTGGTTCCTCTTTAATAGCTTTATTAGTTTTAAGATAAGTAAAACATTCCTCTAAGTACTCTTCATAAGAAACTTTTCCATCTACAAGTTTTTTAGTAATTCTATTAGGCACTTCTTCAGCGAGTAACTCTTCAGTTAGACCAATTCCGTGGAACTTATTGAAATCTTCTAAAACTTGACCACGCAGAGACACCTCAAAATTAAGTTCTGCCTGAGTTTTTACCTCAGTAGATATAGTACTAATACTAGTTTGTCTATTCTCAATAGCTTTCTGTTCTAACTCATTTAATCTTTGTCTCCACTTTTCAGGGTTCTCAAGTTTTAAATCCTCTAGTTCTTCTGCTTCTTCAGGACTAAACACAATAGTTTGTTTTAGTAATGTTTCTCTTAACTTTGCATTTTCAGCTTCTAAAGCTATCTTAGCTTTTTGAGTTTTTGTAAACTCAGCTTGTGTATCTCTTCGTCTTTTTTCTGCTGTAGCAGCAAACTTCATTTCTTCTGTTAGCTCAACACCAGTTGGAAATATATAATTTCCTGCCTCATCTGTAGTAATTTGTTTAACTATATCAGAGACATTAGCAGTTTCTGAGATAGCAGCTTGACCTGGATTATCCATTCTTAACTCCTTTAAATTTGTTGTTATAAAAACATATTATAACATTATGAACCTTAAATAGACCTTAATATGCAACTTTAGATGAACTATATTTTTTCTTTCTATATACTTCTCTAGGGTCAGGTGTAACTGAGTTATCAACTTTATAGAAACCTAATGCTAGTGAGGCATATCTTACCATATCTGCAGGGTGTGAGTGGTCATCATGCTCAGGAATACCCAAAAATACTTTCAATCTCTTATCATACTTCTGTCTATATAGTTGTATAGCATCAACTACATCCTCACACTTGTCATTAATCTCTGCAATATCAAGTAATTGTCTTGTAGCATTAATACCTTCTTGTAAACTTAGTTTACTAAGTACTTGACAGAAACAACCTAGTCGTTGAAACTCTTGAACCCTTGTTCGTCCAGTACTTAACTCAGTAACCTCAGCATCGTGAGGCAGATACACCATGTCTATTCTATAAGGTTGTAGTCTCATTACCTCAACATAGTGTTCTATTCTTTCTCCACTATTACTATAACTGTCAATAAGCCGTGGTATACCCTCAACTAACTGCCAATAACCTAAGACCATTGTGTCATTTATTCCAAGGTCAAACACAGCAAACACTGGATACCCAGGTGTATACTCAACCTTTTTAATTCTCTTGTCTTTAACTAATTTCTCATACTGTTTCTTATAGTATGTTCCTTCAACACTTACTCTAAATGCAGCATCAGGACAAAATGGATACTCTCTATCAAACATATCACCTAATCTTGACCTCTTAGCAGCACACCAGTTTCTTTGACTTTGTGTTAGTTGTTTTTTGTTGTATTTCTCAACCTCAAGGAAGTACTCCTCATCCTCAGCTGTAGGCTCATAATATGCTTCCATATTACAGTCGGGGTCATCAGTCCAACTAAGGAATATAGGGTAGAAATCTAGCGGTGTTAAACCTTCAAGCCCAACTAATGCTAATCTTCTCTCTGCTCTTCTCCACATATCATAGAACAATCCTGCTGCACCCTCTGCTGTTGACTCAATACTAATGCTACTGTTTGTACTTACTGCCTCAAACGCACCAGTGTTAAGCTCATCAGCCTTCTCAGGAAACTTCTTAGCAATCTTAGCTAACTCAGATACATGAAGACTTGATAGTGTATCTCCCCTAAAGTTACCAATCTTTAGAACCGACCCATTACTGAATGTCAATCCCTCAGCATTAGCACTAACCAGTCTTATATCTAATATGTCAAGGATGTCTTTGTCATACTCCTCCCACATCAATAATGCTTTCTTATACAGCTTCTTACTCTCTGACTGTCCATACGACTGTATCCCCGCCTGAGTATAGTCATTGTATATACACTTATCTAAACCCTCTGCAACCTTAAATGTAGATATACCTTGCTGCCTACTCTTTAGTGTTATAGTCTTTGGGTGAGTTACACTAAGTAATACCTTCTGAGCATAATTCAGCTTGAGTATCTTCTTCTTATCCTCCTTGTTAATTATAGTGTAGAGATTATCTAACCTCCACTCAGGCTTAACTAAGTAGTTCTTTATAAAGTGTTCTGCCTCATTAGTGCTCATTTGTAGACTCCTGAGTTAGACTATCTAAGGTGTAAGGTATAGTTGTAGAGTCTGTACCAGACCCAACAGTTATCCCTGAACTCTTATGAACTATACTGTCCTCCTCAGAACCAGATGTATACCGGTCAAGTAGTCGTTTTATTGTTCTAGCTTGTTTACCCTCAGTTTCATCTATTTTTATTGAGTCCTCAAGTGATAGAACTATATCCACTAATGATTTTACTTCTCTAGGCTCGAGGTGTACTGAGTTTTTATCAGTAATTGTGTTCATAGCATAGTTAAGGGCGTGGACTTTAAAGTCGTTTAAGTATTTTAGTATGTCTGCTTGGGAAGCATCTATGGTTAACTGCATAATGGATTTCCTTTTTATTGAATTGTATGATTTTTTACCTTAAAAAGAGCTTAAGTGGTAGGGTTAGTATTTGGTATGGTTGGATTGTAAAGGAGTGGGTATATAATAAGCATATAATGGAAAAGTGGATTTTTGAAAAATTGAAAATTAAGGTTGGAACTTGCTATGGGCATCCCTGCCTTCCACCCTACCCACTAGTCTTTTAGCAAGCAGAATTTCTACTACAAATTAAGCCAAGTAGAATAATCATACATAATATAATCACTACCAAATTAATCAAGTATAACCTAATGGATACTAAAGTACTCACCATTACATCCCAACATTGACATAAGCTAATTATAAGGAATGACATCACTTAAGGTTGTTTTAAGGAAACATATGATATTCACACGCGTCCATATATAATATATACAAAATCCCAATATAATAAATCCTTTAAATACTTACATAATTTAAGGTAGAATTAATATTTGTTATATTATAATTTTACATATACAAACAATAAGGAAGACAAAATGAACA